GTAGCAGGGATATTAGAACGGCTAGCTTTGGAATTTTTTGTTTTCATATGGAGGGTTAAATGATGGTTAATTTTTGGCCATTGAAGCTGAGTAGGTTGCAGTGCCAGAAACGTCTGGGCTCATTGGTATTCAGGTTCAGGTACTCTTCCTGCAGCTCCGCATTTCTGTTATACTTTTTTACGCCACGTTTGCGTAAAATGGCTTTTTCTACTTCAATGATCCCACTGGTCAGGCCGCTGGTCTCTTCAAACGAAACGAAAGAGAATGAAAATGACTTACCCTGCTTTGTCAGCTCGCGCATTTCCTGAATTGCCTGATAGATGGTCATAGTGAGAATGATTTGTTTGTCAAAGGTATTTTTAAGCAGGAGGGTGGTAAAGGACAAAACAGATATGTCCCCGACATGGATGTCGGGGACATCAGAGCATTAACGCACTGTGGAGCTCATGATGGTCTTGTTTCGTTTTGTCCGAATAATATTCCGCCAAGCACGGCGCATCATCAGATATTTAAAACTGTCTGAAGCATTCGTACTTTCCATTGGAAGCCGTTCGATCTCGAGTTTTTCAGAGGACTTGTCCTTGGTTGTAATAGATCCCTTTTTGCCCTCTACGATCTTTGTTTTTGCCCCCTCGAGGGACGATTTCAAAGGCTTACACTGAAAACGGTCGATCATTACTTTGGGCAGGGCCTTATTGCTACCGCTCAGCAGCTCCTGCATAAAGACAAACTCTTCAAATTGCCCTATATTTCCCTGGGCCAATGACATCAGGTTTACGCGCCATCCCGTCTTTGTCTTGCCATCTGCTTCGTATTCGAGGGCTTTTTTCATTGCGGATGCAAGATCCACTCCGGCGTCTTTGTAGTTATTCCCGGCACGGTCATAATACAAGTTGATGACCTTCTCTTTGTGCGGTTTGAAATACTCCAGGAACTCTTTTGCGATATCAGGTATCCATTGAGGGGAAATAGAATATAAAAATTTGAGGATCCTGTAATCTTTCGGATTTTCCTGTGCGATCGACATGGATATCATGTTTCCGAAGTCCATGCCCAGGTCAATTGCTTTACTTTTATTGAGATATTTTAGTTCCCTGCAGTCCGGTGTATCTGCGATTCCGAACCGTTCGGCCCATACCGGATCAATACCATCATCATAAAAATGATCCATGGAAAGATTGGCATAAAACCGCTCTCCAGAGGCTAGCTGAGGTTTTAATGAAAGCACAGAAACATCCGGATTACCCAGGTCACTTGTCATCGCATCAACAAACCATTCGGGGGTCAGGATGTCAATGTTGACCAGGGACGAGGCTACGAAGAAAAAGTGCTGGCCAAGTTTATGCAGCCGGGTCTGTTTCCATCTATCCAGCCAGCGGAGCTCTGTCCGGCGTTTCTTGATTGTTTCCTCCCGGTCTCCTTTTTCTTGATAGTATAGCCGCTCCTGGATTGCATCGTTCAGAACAAGGGCGGTCTTGAAGATTCGCAGGATCCCATCTTTGTCCATTTTTTTCCCCTGCTTGAGAATCCAGTCATATTCTCCGATCCTGGCCGTGTTGGGCATATCTGTTGTAAAAGTCTGACCGCGATAAAAAACTGATTTGCTATACTTGGCAGCATAACCCCGGTTCGCGCGGATAATATTTTCGATCTTGTGCTCCGGAAAATATTTTACCTCATCGCCCAGCACGTGTACATAAGAGCGGCCCGCAAGACTGGCAGGTTTATCCAGCGAACCGAATGTGATGTTCAGCCCCGTATACCAGATCATGGTGTGCTTATAGGTCGCCAGTTTATTATAGGGCTTCCAGAAATGGTCGCGGATATCCTCATCCAGGTCTGCACATTCGTCATCCGTATAGGATGGCGGCTCTATGCCCAGGACAAAATGTATCCCCTGTTTATATCCTTTCCGTTCCAGTCCCTCCAGTACAGATGCAAGCACGTTTTTCTGCAAATTGGCATAGGTATCTGCTACCCAGGCAACAGGAGCTCCGGGCATATCGTGTGCCATCTCGATCAATCTTTCTACGACGATTTCTGTTGTTTTGGCAGAGGCACGGCCCAGTACTGCATAAAAGAACCTGGTCATGATCATGGCACTGAACTGAGCAATCCAGTTCATAAATGCGACCTCAGCATTTTTGATGGTCTCGGCAACCTTTGGACGCCATTTCCTTGAATTACTCATTGTGATTGGCGATTATTCGGTCAAGTTTTGCCGGAATGGACAATTGTTCGATCAGAGCATCCTGTTTAATGTCAGATTTGATTGCTTCAGGTAGATCCAATGAATCTATTTCGGCTGCAAGCTCGTTTCTGTTGATTGCAGGCAAACCAGCTTTTGTCGCATCGAGGGTAAAGACACGGACAGGTTTCTGGTACATTTCTTTCGGCAGTTTGACTGGATCAGCCTTGTCAAGCTCCTGAAGCTTCGCGGCCTGCATGATCATTTCGCTATGGATCTTCATGTCCACGGATGACTGAGCATTTTCCCGTACCACCAGTGCAGCTGCTTCGATCATTGCTGCGTACTTTTTACGCAGGGCTTTTTTTGTAATGTTATTGTCGGAATAAAAGAGATTGATCGCTTCGGAATACATTTCTGAGGCCCGCTGGTGTTTTACCTTGAGGATATCAACGATATATTTGATTGTGGCCCGTTGTCCGTACTGGCCATCCATGTCCTTGATGAACTTCAGGGCATCGACATAGATATGTTCTTCGACACTTGCTTTATGAAGAGTCCCTGACTGTACATAATCCATCAGTCTTTCGAGGGTTCCCTCATCCTCGAAACCTCCAAGGATATCGAGTTTTGAGATTTTGAATGCCTTGGTGCGCTTAATCTCGAATATCTGCTTATGAGCGCTTACATCGCCTTTACGGGCAAGGCCGTACAGGCCGAGGCGTTCGTCCAAATCCTGCTTGACTCTTCCGGCATGCAGACGCTGCCAGAGCTGCGAATCTTTGTTTGAAGCTTCGCGTTCAAAAATATTCAGCGGTATATTGAAATAGGTCGCGATATGCTCGTGAGAACAATCTAGAGCAGACAGGATTTCGAGCTTTTCCCACTCGGCCTCGGTTAGGTTAATGAGGTTGAGGTATATTTCCATGTAACAAAATTGCCCCTGTTTTAGGGGCAACTAAAGGACATGGATTGGTGCCGGGCAATAAAAAAGCCCTTACCGAAGTAAGGGCCAATGTGTAAAGTGGAAGGGGTTTAAATAAACACTAAATGTGTTAATTCATTGCCAAATTCGTGCAATCTGTTCTGTATTTTTTCAATCGTCTTTTGACTTGGCTTTCTACGCCCCGTCACATAGTGACTTAATTGCCCCTGATTAACACCAGTTAGCCTTTCCAATCCAGCTAAGGATAAGATCTTGCTGTAATAATCCAAAAAAGAAGCCGTATCGTATGAGAACTCAAACTGAGCCTCAATAAACTCTTTTTCCTTTTTGGCATAAAACTCTTTCATTCCGGTATAAGAGGCATTAAAATCTTCAATAGCTTCCTTTACAGTATCCCCGTAACCGTGAATACCATAATTTAACGTATTGTTTTCAGGATCAACGTACACTCCGAAAGTGCCGTCAGAACCTCTTTCTATAAATGCTTTTACCTTTTTCATCAAAATATCTCAGTATTATCTATTTGTAAACTTCGGAGGTTGCTCTACCTCCGAAGTTCTTTATCAGCCTAGGGGTTTATTTTATCCCGGCGGCTTTTAGTATGCTATTCAAAGTCCCTCTTGGTACTTCCTGAGTTTTGTGATTACTCAGCCTAAAGTATTTTTCGGTGGTGGGACTGTACCACAATGGATGCCCATTTGCTTGTTCATTTGTATCATAGCATCCGTTTTTACTTAATTTTCTCTCTAGTTCCGCATATTTCATTCGATTTTTAAATTTATTCGTCAATCATACTTACTTTTCATTGACTCTTCAAAGATACGAATATTAATATCATTTAACAAGAGCTTTGAATATTTTTTACTGCAAAAGCGAAATAATAGTATTCAGTTTTAAG